GTTCTTTGCACAATTTCTGGTGAAAAAAGGGGGTTGGTGGCTTGACAATGTCTCTTGAGAATGCTTACAGCCAGCTAGAGTCATCTATTTTTTCTATCAAGAGGATGAAATGGGTCAGTATCACAGCATGTACGGGCCACAATGGCGTGCAGTTCGGGCGAGTTTTTTGATGGAGCATCCATTTTGCGCCATCTGTGGAAAACCGCTGCGTGGAGCCGACGCCATTGTAGACCATATCAAGCCTCATCGAGGCGACTGGAAACTGTTCTGGGATCAATCCAACTGGCAGGCACTCTGCAAAAGGTGCCATGACAGCCATAAACAGAGACAGGAACATGGCGGATACATCGGCGGATGCCGGACTGACGGCATGCCAGCCGATCCATGCCATCCTTGGAATACTATGGAGGTGAAATAGCAATGGGTGCAAGAGGAAGACAGCCAGAGCTTGCCCGGAAGATGAAAGGGGCTCAAAACGATTCGCCGAAGAAGCGTACTCCGCCGCCAATGCTTGGTCTGCTTGGGCAGGCGCTCTGGGAGAAAATCGTGGCCCAGTACCCCGAGGACTATTTTTTGGCGGGCGACTGGCCATTGGTGCAGGCGTACTGCGCGGAATGGGACAGGCATGAACGGGCTCAAGCCCGTCTGCTGGAGGAGGGCGAGGTCATCGAGACTCCGACTGGGGCTATCAAGAGGAATCCTTGGCACGACGTGCTTGTGGCCAGTTCCAATACGCTCGGCATGCTGGCCGTCAAGCTCCGCCTGTGCGTCAACGCCCGGGAGAAGAATTCCAAGGCGGCCGTGGCCGGGAAGAGGCCCAGCGAAACCGCGAGTGCGCGTGCCGGGCTTATGTTCGGCATGGACGACGAAACGGAGGTGCTCCAGTAAATGACTCGGGGGGACAGAGTTGTAGCCTTTATAGAGACCTTAAAGGCACCTGACGGCATGCTTGTTGGCCAGCCAATCAAGCTTAGAGACTGGCAAAAGGATGTAATTCATCAAGTATATGACCCAGTTGACGAGAAAGGTAAGAGGCAGTGCAGGCAGGCTATCTTTACTTTAGCGAGAAAGAACGGGAAGACCGCAATCGTAGCCGGGCTATGTTTGGCTCATTTATGCGGGCCTGAGGCCATTAGAAACGGACAGTTATATTCAGTTGCATTCGACAGAGAGCAGGCAGGCATTATATTCAAATATATGGCTGCAATGATATATCAGGATGAAGAGCTTTCTCAGAGACTCAACATCGTCGAGTCTAGAAAGAAGATTTTCGACCCCATTTCCGGCTCGGAGTATCAGGCTCTCTCCGCAGAAACCCACGGCAAGCATGGCCGAAGCTCCAGCTTCATCGTTTTCGACGAGTTGGCCCAATTTGGCGCCGACCGTGAGCTCTACGACATTATGATGACCTCCCGAGGTGCCCATGAAGAGCCTCTGGTGTGGGTCATCAGCACTCAGGCGGCCTCCGACGCGGCCGTGCTGTCCGAGCTCATCGACTACGGCAAGCGGGTCAACGCCGGGGAACTGGATGATCCCAAAACAAAAGCCTTTGTCTTTGAGGTTCCAATGACGGATGACCCGTGGGACGAGGCCAACTGGATCAAGTCCAACCCTGCTCTTGGTGATTTCCGCAGTCTGGATGAGATGAGGGAGACGGCGGCGAGGGCCAAGAAGATGCCGAGTGCCGAAGCCGCCTTCCGAAACCTCTACCTGAACCAGAGGGTGGATGGCGCCGCTCACTTCATCACGCCGTCAGTGTGGAAGAATAACGGAGGCCAGCCGGACGAAAGCCTGTTTGAAGACCTTCCGGTCTATGCCGGGCTTGATCTCAGTGCAAAAAACGACCTCACGGCTCTCGTTCTGACATGCTGCGACGGCAATGGCGTCTGGCATGTTCTGCCTCATTTCTGGTGCCCCGGCGAAGGCGTCGCCGAGCGCAGCGACAGAGACCGGACGCCCTACGATTTATGGGCAAGGCAGGGGTTCCTGCACACGACGCCGGGCAAGACTGTTGACTACGACTTCGTCGCATGGCGCATCAAGGAATTCCACGAAAAGATGCATATTGCCGGGATCAAGTTCGACAGATGGCGCATAGATGACCTCATCAGATCTCTCAAAAATGCTGGAGTCGAGTGCTGGGTTGACGGAAAGGAGGAGCCTTTTGACGGCGGTTTGCGCCTAATTCCCCACGGACAGGGCTATCAGGACATGAACCCTGCCGTAGAAATCGTCGAAGACGTCCTTGCTGAAGGAAAAATGCGCCACGGGATGCATCCGGTGTTGACAATGTGTGCGAGTAACGTCAGAGTCCAACAGGATCCTTCGGGAAACCGTAAATTTGACAAGATTAAGTCAACCGGGCGCATCGACGGCATTGTGGCCCTTGCGATGGCGCTGAACGGCGCAGTCGGAGGAGAGCCCGAGGCTGCAGAATTCTTTGCTGAAGTGTGGTAAAAATGTTCAGTTTTTTCCGGAAAAAGCAGAAAAACGAGCAGAAAAGTTTCAAATACGACGATTTTCTGTCGCTATTTGGGTCTTATTCCGTTTCGGCCTCCGGCGAACCGATTACGCCGATGAGATCGCTTGAATGCGCCACTGTTCTGGCCTGCGTCAGGCTTCTTGCCAACGGCGTGGCTCAGGTGCCGTTCAGGCTATTCAGACAGAGGCATGAAATCCGCAATCCTGCCGTAGAACATCCGCTCTACGACCTTTTATATACAACTCCAAACGATTTTCAGACGGCTTTCGAGTTTTGGCACATGGTCATGATGCATTTGTGCCTTACTGGCAATGCTTTTGTCTGGATCAACCGCAAGCCTGTTGACGGCAAGGTGCTGGAGCTGCTGCCCTACCCGCCCGGCACCGTCACTGTCCAGCGCGACGGATGGGAGGTATCCTATTCCATCCAGACCGTGGACAAAAAATTTGTGACCATCCCTGCTGACGAGATGTGGCACATAAAATGGCTGGCTTGGGATGGAGTCCGGGGCCTGTCCGCCGTCCAGATGGCCCGCGACGCCATCGGTCTCGCCTTGGCTCTGGACAGCCACGGGAATACCTCCTTCCGGAACGGCTCCCGCATCGGCGGCATTCTCACCGTGGCGCAGAGGCTGGACGAGGCCCAGCGCAAGTCTCTCCGCGAGACGTGGCAGGCTACTTTTGGCGGCGCCAGCGAGAGCGGCAAGGTGGCCGTGCTCGGCGCCGACATGAAGTATCAGGCAATTCAGGCCACCAATGATGTTTCCCAGTACGATCAGAGCAGGCGCTATCAGGTTGAGGAGATATGCCGTGCATTTGGCGTTGATCCTGTCATGATAGGCTATGCAGACAAAACTGCAACTTTTGCTTCGGTAGAGCAGAAGAGCATACAGCATGTTGTGTACACTCTTGGCCCGTGGTATACATGCCTTGAAAAAAGTGCTAATAAATGGCTTCTAACGAAGCAGGAACGCGCCAAAGGGTTCTATTTCAAGTTCAATGTCAACGCTCTGCTTCGCGGAGCATCCGCAGACAGGGCTAATTTCTACACCAGCCTCTACAATGTCGGCGCACTTTCGCCGAATGAGATCCGCGAACTGGAGGACATGAACCCCTACGAGGGCGGCGACGAGCACAGAGTTCCCCTGAACATGGTTGAACCCGGCACGGAGCCGGAGCCCGTGGAGGCCAAGCCCTCCAAGGAGACAACGGATGAAGATGAATAGGCAGCAATGCCGTTTAGAGATTAAATCAGCAGAACCGCAGGCCGACGACGGCCTCATGAAGTTCAGCGGATACGGCGCAGTTTTCGGCAACATCGACGCTTATGGCGACATTATCGAAAAAGGCGCTTTTGCAAAGACCATTTCCGAATTCAAGGCTAGCGGGCGCTGGCCTGCCATGCTGTCCCAGCACGGCGGATGGGGCGTGACCGCAAAAGACATGACGCCCGTCGGCGTCTGGACGGAAATGAAGGAGGATGATCACGGCCTGTATGTCGAAGGCGTTCTTGCCGACACTGAAAGGGGCCGCGAACTCTACACTTTGATGAAGATGCAGCCGAGGCCCGCCATAGACGGCATGTCTATCGGCTTCTACTGCACCGACTACAAAGACGAGAAAATGGACGGCGAGACTATCCGCCACATCACTGGCGTAGACCTTGTCGAGCTGTCTTTAGTCACCTTCCCGGCCAACGGCGAAGCCCGCGTCGGCGAGGTCAAGTCCGAAGATCTTTCCATCCGCGATGCCGAGCACGCCCTGCGCGACGCAGGCTTCAGCCGTGCAGAGGCAAAGCGGATACTGGCAGAGGGTTTTAACAGCTCCACGTCTCTGCGGGATGCAGAAGCGAAGGACGACAGTTCTGAACTTGCGGAGCTTCTCCGCAGAAACATTTCCGCCATGCGCGGGAAGGAGTAAACCATGTCTGAAGAACTCAAGACTCTCATTGAGCAGCAGGGCGCCGCTTTCGAGGAGTTCAAGAAGGCCAACGACGCCCGTCTTGACGCCATCGAGAAAGGCCAGAGCCATTCAGAGCTCGACGCCAAGGTGGACAAAATCGGTTCCGAGCTCGACAAGCTCGGCGCCATGATGGACGAAGTCCAGAAGAGGGCCAACCGCACCCCCGCCCCCTCCGCCGAGGATGAGGCCAAGGCTGTGAACGCCGAGCATAAGGCGGCTTTCGATAAATGGATGAGGAAGGGCGACGATTCTGGCCTTGAAGCTCTGCGTGAGCGCAAGACTTTCGTTAATGTCGGCACTCCCTCCGAGGGCGGCTATGCCGTGCCGATTGAGCAGGATCGCGACATCATGCGCCTCGTTCAGGATATGTCCCCGATGCGCCAGATCTGCCGTGTGGTGTCCTGCTCCACCGAAGACTATCGTAAAATGGTCAACCTCGGCGGCACCGACTACGGCTGGGTCGGCGAGACTGATCCCCGTCCTGCCACCAACACCCCGACCTTCACTACGATCCAGCCGACCTTCGGTGAGGTCTATGCCTACCCCGAAACCACTCAGAAGGCTCTCGACGACCTCTTCTTCGACGTGCAGGCCGAGCTGACCTTCGACGTTGCCGAAGCTTTCGCCAAGGCCGAGGCCGTGGCGTTCATGTCCGGCACCGCCGT